GACTTGTCCTCGACGCTGGACGTGACGGCGCTGGTGTGGGTGTTTCCGGGGGAGGGTGGTCAGTGGACAGTGGTGTGCCGGCTATGGGTGCCGGAGGAGAACGTGGCCGAGCGGGTGAAGCGGGACAGGGCGCCGTACGACGTGTGGATTCGGGAGGGGTGGATGCGGACGACGCCGGGGAATGTGGTGGACTATGAGTACATCATGGCCCAGGCGAGCGAGGATTTGCGGCGGTTCAAGGTGCGGGAGATCGCGTTCGACCCGTGGAACGCGACGGCGGTGTCGAACCGGTTGACGGACGAGGGCGCGCCGATGGTGGAGTTCCGGCAGGGGTTTGTGTCGATGAATCCGGCGATGAAGACGCTGGAGGTGGCGGTGCAGACGGCGCGGCTGAACCACGGCGGGAATCCGGCGCTGGCGTGGATGGCGGACAACCTCGTCGCCACCAGCGACCCGGCCGGGAACCTGAAGCCCGACAAAGGCAAAAGCACGGAGAAGATAGACGGGATGGTGGCGCTGCTGATGGCCCTCCAGCGGGCGACGCTGGCGGGCGGGAACGGCGAGAGTGTGTATGCGTCAAGGGGATTGAGAGTGCTGTAAGACGGAAGGCTTACATGGATGTTATATCTAAAAGTGCGGTTGTGGACATTTTAGAGCAAATGAACAGAGTCGGCGTTGACAAATTGGTTCGGTGTCCTAACTGCGGACGTTGGGTTGTTGAGGTTTTGCTTAATTCCGAATCGACTTCTCCCCGTTGTGATTTATGCAATGAATGGTGGGCTGCTTGGATGCAGCGGGAGGAGTTAAACCGATTGCAACGTGAAGAGTGTGAACGGGAAGAACGGAAGGGGCATTACGGTACAAGTATGGCCTTTGGCTATTATGACGCTGGCATGAAGACGTGCGAGTTAACGGTTAATCCGGGGTGGGTGTATGTGGGGGCTACTCGGTGGGGCACTTATAAGATCGGAGCCACACGGCAAAGTGTTCAAGTAAGGCTTACGTATAGCGGGGCTAAATTCGTTCATTCGGTTTACACGGATTATCCCTTCGTTCTGGAATCGGGACTTCATCGGCGTTTTCGGGAGAAACGCTCCAGCGGGGAATATTTCAAACTTACAGACGAGGACATTGACGAGATCGGGGCCATTCAAACGGTTTGCGGGGAACCTGTATTACATTTTGACACCCTTGCAAAAGTTAAGAGGCATTCATGGAAGAAACAAAGCTAGGACTGACGACAGAGAACGTGACGCGGATCATGGCGCAGGCGTTGGAAGCGTGGGGGCGGCGCAACGGCGTGATTATGGCCGTGTGGCCGGAGCGCAACGGCGACCTGCGGGTACATCTGGGGGATCAGATATTTGTAATACCTGAGCCGAGGGTGTTGGGCGAGCGGAAGTATCGGCTACTGTTTGAGCCTGAGGAGTAATGGAACCGGAGGGCGAGATGACACTGACGGAGTTAGAGCGGCGCTTGTTGACGTTGTTGGCGAACGATCTGACAGTGCGGGAGGCGGCCACGGAGTTGGGATACAGCCACGCGTGGGCGTGTCACCTATTGCAGGCCTTGCGGGAAACGCTGGGCGTGCGGACGAATTGGGGCGCAGTCATCGAGGGTGTCCAGATGGGGGTCATCCAGCCGGAGACAACAAGATTTGATTTACACGAGTAGTTCTATTGTTGTAGACTGCCAACAAGGGGCAGCGCCGCGGATGCATGGGTATTCGCGGCGCTTTTTTTATGGACACATTCGACGCGTTGGGCGCAATCGGGCTGCTGATGCTGGCGGTGGGGCTGTACCTCGTGTACCCGCCGCTGGCGCTGATCGTTCCCGGCGTCGTCATACTGCTATTGGCGGTGGCCGGCGCGGCCAGGAGAGGCAAAGAGTAATGGGGTTCCTGGTTAGGACGTTGACCCGGCCGCCGGCGGACGCGCCGACGCCGAGCGGCGAGCGTCGTTCGCTGGAGCAGCTGCTCGGGGCGGCCGGCGGCGGCGGGATTAGCGTCAGCGAGGAAGGGGCGCTGAAGCTGGCCGCGGTCTATGCCTGTGTGCGGGTGCTATCGGAGACGGTCGCGCAACTGCCGCTGATCATCTACGAACGGCTGGAGCGGGGCAAGGAACGGGCGGTTGACCACCCGCTCTACCGGCTGCTCCACGACCAGCCGAACCCGTTGATGACGGCGTTCGAGTGGCGCGAGACGCTGATGAGCCACCTGGCGCTGTGGGGCAATGCCTACTGCGAGATTGAGATGGACGGCGCGGGGCGGCCGCTGGCCTTGTGGCCGCTGCGCCCGGACCAGATGGAGGACGTGCGGCGCAAGGGCGACGCGCTGACCTACCTGTACCAGTTGCCCGACGGCAAGCGGGTGGTATTGCGCGGCGAGCAGGTGTTCCACGTGCGCGGGCTTAGTCCCGACGGCGTGTGGGGCTACTCGCCTATCCGCCAGTTCGCCCGCCAACTGGTGGGGATGGGGCTGGCGGTGGAGACGTTCGGCAGCGCGTTCTTTGCCAACGGCGCGCGGCCGGGCGGGGTGTTGCAGCATCCGGGGAAACTGGGCGACGAGGCGTACGCCAACTTGCGGGAGAGTTGGGGCGCGCGGCATGAGGGCGTCAGCAACGCCCACCGGGTGGCGATTCTGGAAGAGGGCATGACGTTCCAGGCCATCGGCGTGCCGCCGGAAGAGGCGCAGTTTCTGGAGTCGATGAAGCTCAACCGGACGCAGATCGCCAGCATCTTTCGCGTGCCGCCGCACATGATCGGGGATCTCGAGCGGGCGACGTTCAGCAACATCGAGCAGCAGTCGATTGAGTTCAAGACCTACACTATCGAGCCGTGGCTGGTGCGCTGGCAGCAGGCGATCAACACGCGGCTGATGATTGAGGGCGAGCGCGACACGTTCTTCGCCGAGTTCCTGACCGACGCGCTGCTGCGCGGCGACACGGCCAGCCGCTACCAGGCGCACGCCATCGGGCGGCAGAACGGGTGGTTGAGCGCCAACGACATCCGCGAGATTGAGAACATGAACCCGGTCGATGGTGGGGACGTGTATCTGATTCCGCTGAACATGGTTCCCGCAGGGGAGCAGGGGAGCGGGGGTGCAGGGGAGACGGAAGAAGAAGAGCCGAAAGAAGAGCAGGGGGGCGGGGGTGCAGAGGAGCAGGGGCAGGACGAAGAACGCGCGGTCGGCGCAAGGGTCGCGCTACGGAATGGCGTAGAGGTTCGCAAGGCCGAGTACGACGCGGCCGCGGCGCGGCACCGGTTGCAGGTGGCGTTTCTGCCGCTGTATGAGGACGTGGCGGGGCGGGTGTGCCGGCGGGAGGCCAACGACATTGGGAACGCGGCCAAGCGGCTGTTGGGCAAGGGCAAGCGGGCTGAGTTCGATGAGTGGCTGGAGCGGTTCCTGGTCGAGGATGAGGCGTTCACGCGTAAGGCCTACGCGCCGGTGATGAGAAGCTACGCGGCGCAGATTGAGGCGCTGGCCGAACGGGAGACGGGCAAGACGGCCGCGGGGTCGGTGGAGGGATTCGCCGACGCCTACCTGGACGAGGCGGCGCGGCGGCATGTGAATCATTTGCGGACGCGGGTGATGAGGGAGTTGCGGGGGAGCAGGGGGGCGGGGGAGCAGGGGAGAGAAGAGCGGGTAGCGGGCGGCGAGGAAGAAGAACCGATGACCGATGCGCAGATTGCGGCGCAGATCGAGGCGATGCTGGAGACGTACCGGGAGAACGAGCCGGAACGGATGGCCCGGCAGGAAAGCGTGCGGGCGAATAACGCGCTGGCGATTGCGCTGTACGGGCTGATGCAGGTGTTCAGGAAGCGGTGGATCACGTTCGGCGACAACTGCCCCTACTGCGACAGCCTCGCCGGGCGGTCGATTGACCTCGACGCGTTCTTCCTGGCGCTGGGGCAGCAGTTTCTACCGGAAGGGGCGGCGATGCCGTTGATACCGGGGCAGAACGTCGGGCACGCGCCGGCGCATGAAGGGTGCGACTGCATGGTGGTCGCAGGATAGGTTGCTATGAGCGAACTAGAAAGACGAGTCTGGCCGGTAGAACGGCTGGAAGTGCGCGAGAAGCAGGAATATAGCGGCCCGATTATCGAGGGCTACGCGGCGGTGTTCGATACGCTGTCGGTTGACCTGGGCGGTTGGCGGGAGCGCATCGCGCCGGGGGCGTTTAAGCGGACGATTGGCGAGAGCGACGTGCGGGCGCTGTGGGACCATGATGCCAAGTATGTGTTGGGCAGGAACCGGGCGGGGACGCTGGGCCTGGAAGAGGACGCGCGGGGGCTGAAGATTGTGGCGACGCCGCCGGACACGGTGTGGGCGGCCGACCTGATGACGATGATGAAGCGCGGCGACGTGAACCAGATGAGCTTTGGTTTCTACGTCCGCGCTGATGAGTGGGAGGAGGAGCCGGACTTCGGGCTGGTACGGGTGCTGCGGGACGTTGATTTGTTCGACGTGAGCGTGGTCACCTATCCGGCATATCCGGCAACCAGCGCCGAGGCGCGGGCCAGAGCAAGTGAACAACGGCC